TAGAAATACATCTCAAACAGGAGTAATAATTTTAGAGATGGATGCACCAGCAGCAGCTGGAATGATGGATCCATATATTCCTGATAATGGATGTTATTTTACCGCTGGAGCGTTTGTAGATATCAGTGCAGGTTTTGACAGCTTAACAGTATTTTACGACGGTCCAAACCCAAGTTAGGAAAATTAAATGGCGACTATAACTTACACAGTCACTGTCGCAACTGGTACCAACTGGTTTAGTGCAGGGGCTAACAAATATTTTATTAATGGAACTGTTAGTCCTGTATTAGAATTACAAGAAGGTAACACTTATATCTTCGATCAATCAGATACTACTAATGGACCCCATCCTTTACGTTTTTCAATTGAAAAAGATGGAACACATAATGTTTCAGGTACAGGAGTTGCTTATACTGCAGGAGTAACAGTTACAGGATCTCCGGGAACTGATGGAAAAACAACTATTGTAATTCCAGCAAATGTTCCAACTCCCACTTTATTTTATTATTGTACGGCTCATGCCGGAATGGGTAATGAAGCTAATACAATTTCTTCTACTTCTCAAGCTACAGATTTATTTAATCCAGCAATTGATGACATTATAGAAGAAGCTTATGAAAGAACTAATATAAGAGGAACTAGAACAGGTTATCAATTAAGATCAGCAAGACGTTCTTTAAATGTAATGTTTCAAGAATGGGAAAACAGAGGCGTACATTTATGGAAAGTTAAACTTGCTAAAGTTCCATTAGTGGAAGGTCAAGCTGAATATAGTTATTCAACTGATTCAGTAAATTTTCCTAATGATTTAAGTTCTGTATTAGAAGCTTATTATAGAAATAATTCTACTACAACAAATCCACAAGATATTGCATTAACTCAAATTAGTAGATCAACTTATAATGCAACACCAAATAAATTAACTAAAGGAACTCCTTCTCAATTTTATGTAGATAGAAAAATTAATCCAAGTATTTATTTATATGCTACACCTAGTGCAAGCGTTTCAAGTACAACTACTCCTAGTAGTTATCAATTTTGTTTTTACTATTTAGCAAAAATAGAAAATCCAGGAGCTTATACAAATACTTCTGATGTTATAAATAGATTTTATCCATGTATGATGTCAGGTCTTGCTTATTATTTAAGTATGAAATTTTCTCCAGAAAGAACACCAGAATTAGAAAGAATTTATGAAAGTGAAATGATAAGAGCATTAGATGCAGATAACCAAGGCACATCTACATTTATTTCTCCACAAACTTTCTATGGAGATGGAGTATTATCGTAATGGGAGTTTTTGCAAAAGGAAAACAAGCGTTAGCTATTTCAGATAGAAGTGGATTAAGATTTCCATATACAGAAATGGTTAGAGAGTGGAACGGTTCTTTAGTTCACTATTCAGAATATGAACCTAAACAACCACAATTGGAACCAAAACCAGTTGGTAATGATCCACAAGCTTTACAAAATCCAAGAGTTCAAGGAGACGATACTCCTCAATTAATTTTATTACAACCAGATCCTTTTGAAGTAGTTATATCAGGGGCTGATACATTCGTTAATGTTTATTCAATTGATCATCAACGATCCGCAGATTCTAAAGTAAGATTAAGAGGTGCGCCTTTAGTAACAGGAGCAGGAACAGGAGGAGGTGATGCATTAAATTTACAATCTTTTTCTCCTATCTCTGATATTAATGGAGTTACAGATATTGATGCAGCAGCAGGTCATACAATTGCTTTAGGTAAAATTGACTCGACAGGAACAATAACTAATAGTACAACAACAGATAGTTTAACAAGTCCAATAAATTATTTTCATTTTCAAAGTGCTGACACAGCCACAGCTGGAGGCAAAGGGGGCGGAAATAATTGTTCAGCTGGACCAGTAACATTGGAGGCAGTATAAGATGGCATACACATTAGCAAATTTAAGAACTGACATTAGAGGATATACGGAAGTATCCGATACAGTTTTAACTGATTCTGTTTTAGATACCATTACTAAAAATACTGAAAATCAAATTTTAAGATCTATTCCTACAGATCAGAATGCTCATTATGCTACTTCTAATTTAGTAGTTAATAACAGATATGTTACAATTCCTTCAGATTTAAGATCTATTAACTATGTTCAATTAACAGATGCCAATGGAAAACAAACTTTTCTAGAACAAAGAGATCCAAGTTTTATGGCAGAATATTATTCTACTCCAGATTCAGCGGCGGTAAGTATACCAAAATATTATGGAAATTGGGACGAAATTTACTGGGTTGTCGCACCTAGTCCTGATACTTCTTACAAAATTACATTAGCTTATAATAAAGAGCCAGTGAGTTTAACAGATGCGACAGTGAGTGGAACAGGTACGTATCTCTCAAATAAATATCAAGATCTTATTTTATATGGGGCTTTAGCAAATACATATGGGTACTTGAAAGGTCCGCAGGATATGTTACAATACTATCAGCAGCAATTTCAAAATGCTCTAACAACGTACGCAACTGAGCAAATCGGTTACAGACGCAGAGACGAATACGAAGATGGCATGATTCGTCAACAATTAAAATCTAAGTCGCCATCAAGTTACGGAGTTAATAATTAAGGAGAAAATAATATGGCAAACTATGTACCAGATCTAATGAAACCAAACCTTTTTAAAGGTAATTTCAATTTTTCTAGTGATACTATTTACATGGCGTTGTTAACAAGCATTGCAGCAGCAGGTTTTGCTCAAACAACTGCAGAATCTTATACAAGTGCAACAGCAGGACAAGTTGGTGCTGGAGGTGGTTACACTACTGACGGAATTAGTTGTGGAGCTGTATCAGTGTTAAATAATGGAACACAACCTCAATCAACTTTTTTAAGTTTTGCAGGAAACAATTCTGATGGAAGTGCAGCAACTGCAAATACAGTTAACTGGGTGGGATCAACTATTACTGCAGCTTACGGCTGTATGTATAAATATGTTGCACCTGGTGGAACAACAGCTAATCAGTACATTGTAGCTATCTTGGACTTTAGTGGATCAAAATCATCTTCAAGTGGAGATTTTAAAATTGTATTCCCTACAGTTACAACTGGCGCAGATGCAATTTTAAGTGTTACGTAAGGAAAAATTAAATGGCTTTGGTTTTAAATGATAGAGTAAAAGAAACTAGTACTACAACTGGCACAGGAACTTTAGATCTTGCTGGTGCGTCAACTGGATTTGTAACTTTTGTTGCAGGAATAGGAACAGGTAATACTACCTACTATGCAATTTATGAAACTGGAACTGATAAGTGGGAAGTAGGATTAGGAACAGTTACAGATGCAACTCCTGATACTTTATCACGAGATACAGTGTTAAGTAATTCTTCTGGTAATACTTCAAAAATTAATTTTGCAGGTACGTTAGATGTATTTTGTACTTTACCCGCAACGAAAACAGTATATTTAGATTCTGCTGGAGATCCAGTAGGAGCAGCAAGCGCAGGTTTTGCATTAGCAATGGCAGTGGCGTTATAGAAAAGGAAAAAATATGGCACAAGATTTTAGAAATGTATTAAAAAGCGCAACAGGAACAGGACCCGTTTCAGTTTTAGTAGCAGGAGATTATGATGCGGTAATTGGAATTAGATTATGTAATATAGTTGCAACAAGTATTACAGTTGATGTTTATATTACTAATACAGCAACTAATTATTACCTTGCAAAAGGAGTTAACATTCCACCTAATTCAGCAATTGAGCTTATTCAAGGTGGAGCAAAAATTGTAATGGCTAATGGTGATACTTTAAATGTGAAAAGTGATACAGCGAGTTCTCTGGACACGGTTCTTTCATATATTGATACTATTAGTTCATAGGAGGAATTATGACGGCAATAATAAATGGAATCCAATATATAGGGGGCCAAACAGCACCCAACGATTTTATACCTAATCAAGCGGCAACGATTGAAGGAACTCAAACTGTTGAAAATGGAGTTCTAGCAGGACCTCTTTCTTTACCAGGAACAATTATTATAACAGGAACGGTGGTAGTAGTTTAATGAGTAGAATCGAAGTAGATAAAATTCAACAACAATGCGGAACAACTTTAACAGTTGGTGGTGGAGCTTGTAAAACTGCAGTAGTAGATGCAACGACAGTAACTTTAGGTCGTTCTGGTGGTACAGTTTCACTAGCTTCAGGAGCAACTCAGTCAGGATTTGGTAGAACAGGAACTGTAGATTGGGAAACAACTCCAAAAGTTACAGGAGATTCTCCAGTGACAGGTGTTTCCGGCAAAGGATATTTTTTAAATACATCGGCAGGAGCAATTACAGTTAACTTACCAGCAGGAGCAGCAGGTTCAATTGTTTCCCTAGCGGATTATGCAGCCACTTGGCAAACATCTAATGTAACTGTTACTCCAAATGGAACAGATAAAATTGGTGGAATTGCACAAAATGCAACTTTATCAACAGAAGGACAATCGGTTACTTTTGTATATGTTGATTCAACACAAGGTTGGATCAATACAATGGATTCAACTTCTAATGTTAGAGGTACTCCACCTTTTATACAT